CAGCTACTCTTGCTGCGGATTCTGGCGTTGTGACAATGGGTTCAACTACAGGAGCTACCGTTTCAGCCGCTGGTATTGTAAATGTTAACAACACAACTGATGCAACCAGCACTACTGACGGTTCGCTTCAAACAGACGGTGGATTGAGTGTTGCTCTAGACGCTGTGGTCGGTAATGATCTTATTTTGAAGTCCGAAGACGCGCAGATCGCTTTCGGTGCAGACTCGGAGATTACTTTAACTCACGTTCCAGATATCGGCTTGCTGATGACGAGCGGGGTTACAACCGTCCCGGTATTTGAGCTTAAAAATACCAACGATGATGCAGCTGGTGCCACGCTTAAATTTAATATGAACGGCTCAAGTGCAGGCGACGGCGATGTTCTTGGTAATGTTGATTTTGTTGGTGAAGATTCTGGTAATGCCGCTACAACTTATGCTAGAATTCTAGCAAAGAGTGATGATGTAACCGCTGGTTCAGAACAAGGTAGCTTGGAATTCTACGTTGCTGAACTTGACGGCACGTTGACGAAAGGTATGGATATCAAAGGGCTCGCCTCTGATGCTAATATAACGGTAGACATCTCAACTCACGATGGTGCTGCTGGTGGCTTGATGCTCGGGGGCACGCTCGTTACAAAGACCGCCTCAGAAATCAATAATTTGGTTTCAACAAGCGCTGCAAACACTTTTACTGAGGACCAGACGCTCACCAGCGGGGACGCTTCTCAGCCTGTACTTAACATCACGAATACACATGATGGTACAACTTCTGGTGAATTAAGATTTAATAAAGACAGCACAGGCGATGACGGCGATGTTATGGGCTTGATATCTTTCTATGGCACTGACAGCAGTGATAACGCGCACGAAAGACTAGCATACATGGACGCGATTATTACAGACTCGGCTCATGGTTCTGAAGCTGCTTCCTTGAGATTCTATACGGCAGTAGATGATGCTACTTTAGTTCAAGGTTTAGTAATTTCCGGTCAAGCTGATGATGCTGGCGAAGTTGATGTAGGTCTCGGCGCAGGCGCAGCCTCTACCACGTCCGTTGCCGGTACCTTTAACACTGTTGGCGCGGCAACTCTAGCAAGTCTTGTTTGCACCGCAGGCGCATCCTTCGGCGGTGGGGCACTGGTGTTCGGCGGCAGCGGTGGGGCATCAATCTCTAGTGACGGTGATCTTGCGTGTGATGGCCAACTTGCCTGTAAGCTTACGGGTAGTTTTGGTACCGGCGCGGCTGGAAACGGCGCGGAGGTTTATTTCTATAGTGATACCCCCGGCACTAATTTTAAATGGGACGGCTCAGCATCCGGCGACGACGAACTACAATTCATTCGCGGCAGCTCGACCCTTCTGACTATTGGCAACGACTCCGATAGCGACTATATGATTGATGTAGTCACCGGTAACAACAATACAAATAAAATTCGTGCAGAGGCTTTTGTTACTCACTCAGACGAACGCTTGAAGAAAGATATTCGGCCAATGACGAATGCAATAGATAAAATCAATAGATTGCAAGGTGTTACCTATAACTTGAAATCATCAGACAGGAAGGTCAAAGGGTGGAGAGCGCAGCAGATTGGGTTTCTTGCTCAGGATGTGAAAAAAGTCTTGCCGCAAGTTGTAACAACCGATGTCGCTGGTGGTATGGGGATTGATTATTCCAAGCTAACTGCTGTTCTCACTGAGGCAGTCAAACATCAAGATGCTGAAATCAAAACCTTGCGCAAGACACTATCTACTGTATTAGAATCTCAGGAACTTCTTCTTGAGCGCCTGGGAATTAAAAAGTAGAGAGAGGACATAATGGCGAAAGGTGATTCAGTACCGGGAACCTATAGACAAACTTCAGGATTGGGACACGTCCCGGCATATCAGGTCTCCGGTAGACCGTGGATGACGGGCTCAACCATTGCGCCTTCTGGTACGCTTACAATAGAATTTCCGAGTGTAACAAAGAACTTTACTGTTGTCAATACGCGGCACCATGCTGGTCTCGCTATTGAGAATACTTATACTGGCTCTTTGGCAATTTATTTTGGACCCACCCCTGGAGTTACCTGGGATGGCACAAACATTGATCAGATAACAAAAAATCATTATGTCTTTTTAGATGAGCCAAATGATGCATACACATTTGATACTAAGACAAAGACATTGCACATTACCTGCTTGGGATACGGCAACTATGCATCGGGGGTGCCTACGCAAACTTCCGGTGTTTCCGGCTCGGTTCGCATCTTTGCGGAGTTAACAGGTATTGAAGCAGATGACATGTATGCACTGACTGGTTCGGGAATTGACGCTTAAAAGGTATTTACCTGTTGAAGATACTATTTATTTGTGATAAAAATAACTTTGGTTAGGAGTACCAAAATGTCCAAAATGTTACAAGAGGCAATTATCGATGCAGAAGCCTTGAAAGAAGCCGCATTGCGTAATGCTGAGCAAGCAATTATTGAAAAATATGAGGCTGAAATCAAAGATGCTGTTACGACTTTGCTAGAGCAGCCTGAAGAAGAGGAGGAGGACCCTCTTGGACTTGGTGGCGGGTTAGACATGGAATTGGGTGGCGAAGAAGGAATGGAATCAGATGAGGCTGTGGCCGACCAATTGGTTCCTGCCGCTGTAGACGGCGAAGACCTTTGTGCTTGTCCAGATATGCAAGACCCAGCCAATAAGAAAGTTGAAATTGATTTGGACCAATTGGTTGCCGCAGCTAACGCAGAAGAAGAAGCCGAGGAAGAAGAAGCAGCAGACATGGGTCTAACAAGCGCTATGGCTTTGGAAGAAGAAGTTGATTTGAGCGAAGAACTCCTTGCAGATTTGATTGAGACATTGACTGTAGACGTCACACCAAAGTCAGACGGTTGGGCTGGTGCCAATTCTGCTGAGCTTGAAGAAGCAGAAGAGCAAGCTGTTGCAGAGGAAAAAGATTCTGAACTGGCCGAAGAGAACGAAGAATTAAGAAAAAATGTAAAAGAGCTTGAAGAAAGGCTTGAAAAATATACAAAACAAATTAAATCAATTAAAGAAGAAAAAAATAAAATTAAGAACGTTGCATTGAAGATGCGTGACCATGTAGAAGGCACAAATCTTCAAAATGCACGATTGCTCTATACGAATCAAGTTTTGATTAGTGACTCCTTGAATGAGCGACAAAAAAATAAGATTGTCGAAGCTATTTCAAAGGCAGATTCCGTAGATGAGGCGAAGATGATATTTGAAACACTTCAGAGCGCGGTGGGCTCTTCTTCTAAGAAGACGCCAAAATCACTGAGCGAAGTTGTAGAACGTCGATCTTCCACATTGCCACGGGCAACCAAGGCAAAATCATCCGACCCGGCAACGGATAGGATGAAACTTCTAGCAGGAATTGTTAAGAATTAAACACATTTAAGGAGGATTTAAAAATGTCTGTTTTACAGAAGTTGACGGAAGGAATTGTCAACCGTAGTCTCGAAAAGGATGGTCAGGCTCTACTTGATAAGTGGAATCGTACTGGTCTTTTGGAGGGGTTGGGTTCTGACCGCAAAAAGAATAGTATGGCTTGTCTCTTAGAGAACCAAGCTAAAGAGCTTCTTCGCGAAGCATCTGCCATGTCCCAAGGGGATGTGGAAGGATTTGCAGCAGTTGCATTTCCGATTGTTCGCCGTGTATTCGGTGGACTCGTAGCTAACGACCTCGTTAGCGTTCAGCCCATGAGCTTGCCTTCTGGTCTGATCTTTTTCCTTGATTTCACTCACACGGATACCAAGGTGGGGGCAGGAGCGACAGCGCGAACTACTTCCGTTTACGGTGGTGGCGCTGTGGCCAGTGGAATCGCTAGCGGTGTAGGCACCTTGTCTGAAACCGGTTACTATGACCTTCAGAGTGGCTACGCCTCTCCGACTGGTTCTGCGTCTGTTACTTTGGCGGCTGTGTCCGCCCTGACCGCTACTTTGGTAAGCGCTCTAAGTGAGGCGCAGAAGAAGCTTGTCAGGTTTGACCCTGACCTTCTTGCTGACACGACCGCGCAGATCGCGCAGTTCACCTTTACAGCGCCCGCAAATCTGAATACCAATAATCTTGGTGCTTTGGATTTGACCCTTGCTGCTGAAGATGTTGTGATTCGTCGCCTGACTTCCATTAGTGGTACCACCATAACGGTTACCATTATGGATACCACAAGCAACACTGTTGCTGCGGCTGCTACCGAGTCAAAGACTGCCACATACGCTGTGGCTGATAGCTTTGCAGCCAGCACTGCTGCTGGTTCTGTTGTGGGTGGTACTCCGTGGGGTCTTGAAACTACTGGCGACACCGGTCTGGGCCTTGCAGGAGCGAATGCGGATATCCCCGAAATCGATATCAAAGTCGATTCTATCGCGGTAACCGCAATCACCAAGAAGCTCAAGGCTAAGTGGACCCCGGAATTGGGACAGGATCTCAATGCCTACCACAACCTTGACGCTGAAGTTGAGCTTACTGGTATTCTCTCTGAGCAGATTGCTCTAGAGATTGACCAAGAAATTCTCAACGACTTGGTACAGGGTGCTACTGCTGGTACGCTCTATTGGAGCCGTCGCCCCGGTCAGTTCTTGGACCCCGAGGCTGGTACCAGTATTACCAGTGCTACCGCACCTCCCGACTTTACGGGTACGGTTTCTGAGTGGTATGAGACGCTTGTTGAGACAATCAACGACGTTTCCGCTCGCATCCACCGTAAGACCCTTCGTGGTGGTGCCAACTTTATCGTTTGTGGCCCCGAGGTTGCAAACCTCCTTGAGTTCACTAGCGGCTTCCGTGCGAAGGTCACCGCTGATGACGACAAGGGTGAAGTTGGTGCTGTGAATGTCGGCAGCATCTCAAAGAAGTGGGACGTTTTCGTCGATCCTTACTTCCTACGGAATGTAATTCTTGTAGGTCGCAAGGGTAGCAGCTTCCTTGAGAGTGGCTATGTCTACGCTCCGTATGTACCGCTTCAGGTTACTCCTACTATCTTTGGACCCGAGGACTTCTTACCCCGTAAGGGCGTGATGACTCGCTACGCTAAGAAGATGGTACGACCTGACTTGTACGGTCTTGTGGTTGTAGAAAACCTTATTGGTTAATAGCCTAGTTATTGGCCTTTAAAATTAAAGCCCCGTGTTAGTTCGCTAACACGGGGCTTTTCTTTTGTTGAAAAACTAATTACACTTGAGGAATACTGCCATGGCAACACCAACTTTACTTCCAGCTTCAAGCACGTCCGTTTCAAGATTATCTTCAACGGGTACGCACAGCGGCGTCGTATCATCTTTGGCTTATGGAATATATTCTAGTGCGGCTTTTGTTTCAGGAGCAGTAGACCAAGTTGCTTATACTTATCAGAAGTTAGGTGGCGATATTCTTGATATTGAACTGAAAGACGATCAGGTTTATAATGCGTATGAAGAAGCAACGTTAGAATATTCTTATCTTGTGAATGTCCATCAGGCCAAGAATATGTTAAGTAATGTTCTTGGTGGAACGACAGGCTCATTTGATGAGGACGGGCAGATTGTATCAGGTCATTCGCTAGAGAACGTTAATGTTAATCTCAGATTGCCACGGTTTGATTTTGCCTATGCACGACGAGTTGCGGAAGGTATTTCTGGGGAACTCGGCATGGCTGGGGCACAAATACATTCTGCTTCTTTTTCTTTGGTGGGAAGCCAACAAGATTATGATTTGCAATCTATTATTTATAGCGCGTCAATTGACGCTGATAATAGTGCTTTTCCATATTATAACAAAGTCGGAAAAAATAAAATCACAATTACCAAGGTATTCTATAAAACGAAAACGGCTAGTTGGCGATTTTATGGCTATTATGGTGGTCTCAACACGGTAGGTAATTTGGGTACTTATGGGCAATATGCTGACGACTCAACGTTCCAAATTATTCCCGTGTGGCAGAATAAAGCACAAGCCATGGCTTATGAAGATTCAATTTATACGCGGAATTCACACTGGTCATATGAACTGAAAAATAATAATATTCGCGTCTACCCCATTCCCCCATCGGGCTCAAGCTACCCAGACAAGCTCTGGGTAGAATTCTCAGCTGGTGATGTTGATACCTGGGTTGAGCAAGCCGACCGCAAAGAGGGTGTAGAGGGAATTAATAATATAAACACTTTGCCATTTGAAAATATCCCGTATCAGAACATCAACGCAATTGGTAAGCAGTGGATTCGTCGCTTTGCCTTGGCAATATCCAAAGAAATGCTTGGATATACAAGAAGCAAATTTGCTTCAATTCCCATCCCTGGAAATGACATATCTCTAAACGGAAGCGATTTAATTTCTCAGGGGAAAGAAGAACAAACCGCGCTGAGAGATGAATTGAAAACAGTATTAGACGAGCTAACGTATGGACAGCTTATGTCCAATGATGCAGAAACCGTTGATTCCTCAAGCAAAATTCAACAAAATGTGCCCATGCTAATTTTTAGTGGATAGGGGGAAATAAAGGATGGCAGATCCGAACAACAACTGGACACAACCTACTGCGCCCCCACCTCCATTATTTGCTGGAGAAAAGGAACGGAACCTTGTTAAACAGGTTAACGATGAATTAATTGAGAGGGTGATAGGACAACAAATTGCTTATTATCCAATCAATATTGTACATACAGATTTTCATCCACTATATGGTGAAGCGATTAAGAAAACTTTCCTCCCACCAGTCCGTGTCTATGTGCTTGTTGAGTGGGAGGGGAGTGAAACCACCACATCAAATTTTGGGATTGACCGTAAGGCTTCAATTACTGTGCATTTCCACCGAAGAAGGTTGGTTGAGGACCAAGACCTATATGTGAGAGAAGGTGACTTTGTTGCTTATGGAAGTCAATTTTTTGAAATTGTGACAATCGGACAACCTAGAGAGATATTTGGGCAAACTGAACATAAAGTAGAGATTGTGGCGAAATGTATAAAGGCTCGCGAGGGTGTGTTCGATGCCGAATAATTATAAACCGGACGCTAAATTAAAAGAGGTGCCGTTTCAGCCGTCTTCGGTTGAGACAATTGACCATGCTATCACAGATTGGTTGAATGGTGTTAATATTAATGTTGCAACAAATAAAGGATGGAAGCCTGTGCCGGTTTTATGGGTTGCAGCTGAACGTTCATTCTCTGTTAAGAATAATAAAGACCTGAGAGATTCTAGTGGGGCGATGAAGCTACCTCTTATTACAATTGAAAGAACGTCAATGACGAAAGACCCTTCGCGAAAAGGCACTGCGTGGGCACATATCCCCCCTGTGGGCGATTATAAGGGCGGTTCAATCACGGTGGCTCGCAGGATTCAGCAGAAGAAAAGTTCTGCGTTTGCTTCAGCAAAAACTAAAGATATCTTTGGTCAAAAGACTTTTCCATATAGAAACAACAAAGTTGTTTATGAAACAATAACCATGCCAATGCCTGTTTATGTTGATGTTACTTACAAAATAAGCACCCGTACAGAATATCAACAGCAGATGAATCAAATAATGCAACCGTTTATTACCAACACGGGAGCTATCAATTATTTTATTATAGAGCACGATGGACATCGTTTTGAATCTTTTATGCAAGACAATTTCGCACAAGAAAGCAATGTTGCTGAGATAGGAGAGGACGAGAGATATTATCAAACAACTTTTGATGTGAAAGTCTTGGCTTATCTGATAGGGGCAGGAGATAATCAAGACACTCCAAGGGTTGTTATTCGTGAGAATGCAGTTGAGGTAAAGATAGGAAGGGAGCGAGTCGTACTTGAGGACGACATAGAACACTTAGAATCTAAAAATCGGAAACCCGGTGACGGTGGGAACTATCGGAGCTAAAAATGGTTTTTCGGTTTTTATATGACTATTTACTAGAGAAAAATTCTTTGGCTTGAAGGAGAAATAATCATGTCAGTAAAGAGATTTAAGTTCGTATCACCTGGCGTTTTTGTCAATGAGATTGACAATTCGCAATTGCCATCAATACCAGCCCGCATTGGGCCAGTTGTTATTGGCAGGACCGAGAGAGGACCGGGAATGCGCCCGGTAACTGTAGGGTCACAATCTGACTTTGTTGAGATGTTCGGAAATGCCATTCCTGGTGGCCTCTCAAATGATGTTTGGCGCAATGGCAATTATCAATCGCCAACATATGCTTCATACGCGGCTATGGCATATCTTCGGAATAATGGACCTGTGACGGTGGTTCGCCTCTTGGGGCACGAACACCCGAATAAAACAACTGGCGCTGGTGAAGCCGGTTGGAATGTCTCCACCGATGCTTATGGCCTTTGGCTGTGGCCATCGAGTAGTGACACTCAATTCCAAGTAACAGGAACCTTGGCAGCGATTTGGTATATGGACGTAGGCGTGATTGCACTTTCCGGTACACAACACGTTGCTGAAACTGCTGTCGGGACCGCAAAAGAATCTACTTGTATGGCTATCAAGTCTGTTGGACCCAACAAGGAGTTTAAGGCGACAATTTATGAACATGAAACAACCCATGATTCTACTACTCAAATATTACAGACGACATTCAATTTTAATAAGAATTCTGATAAATTCATTCGTAAGGTGTTTAATACCAATCCCTCTCTCGCTAGTGATGGGGACGAGATTAGCACTGTTGGCACCATAAAGGGAAAAGCCGCAAAAGAATATTGGCTTGGTCAGACGTTTGAGGATGCTCTTGGAGATGTATTGTCGGGTAGCGGCGACGATACGAACGTGAATGGAGACGGCGGATGCGTTGGTATGATAACACCTTTAATAAGTGCTGTCGGTGACACAAAAAGTTTTCAAGACTTCCGAATGACCGCGCAAAATGCAAATTCTGGCTGGGTGATATCGCAGCAGATTTCTAGTGATTCCGGCAGTTTCAACCCAAAGGCGACGGTGCCCGAAGGTTGTGATAAATTATTTAAATTTCACGCTCTTGATGGCGGTGAGTGGACATCTAGCAATTTAAAGGTTTCTATTGAGGACGTTCGTTATTCGCGTAACGAGGCGGAAAATCCTTTTGGCTCATTTACGGTTAAGGTGAGGCAGAGACAAGATAATGATATGGCACCTAAAGCCGTAGAGGTATACACAAACTGTAATCTCAACCCTCAGTCTGCAAATTATGTCAAAAGAAAGATTGGCGACCAGACTTTAAGCTGGGACGAGGCTGAGCGACGTTACAGGGTTGTGGGTGATTACCCCAATAATTCAAAATTTATTAGAGTTGAAGTGAATACTGACTTGGATAACGCTGCTTTAGACCCGCTGCTTCTGCCTTTTGGCTTTCAAGGACCACCGGGCCTGAATCCGATTATTGCTCCCGGTGGTGGCGGCTATACTGTTGCCTCTACTCGTACTTCATCAGGCGATGTGGATATTCTATTTGGCGTAACCACCAAGGCGCATCGCGGCGGCAACACTGCACAACTTTATTTTGGCAGTGATACGCTTAGGTTGCAGTGGCCAACCCTACGTTGTAGGAAAAGTTCGGCAGAGGGCAACCTTTCAAATCGCCGCGCAGCCTATTGGGGCGTTGATACCCTGGCTTCCGGCAGCTCAAAAACAACCAATCCTGGTTGGAGTGACTTGATGTATCCTCATCCTGAAAATATCGCGATGGGTGACGCTTCAGCTCCTTCAGCAAGTTTTGCCTTCACGTTGGATGATGTTGCGTTGAGTGGCGGCGAAGCAACTTGGGCTGAAGGCAAACGCACCGATGGTTTGTCTTACAGCGTTAGGGGCGCTTTAGACACCATTGGCTCTGGTAGTTGGCAGGACACTCTTGATCAAGGTATTGATAAATTTACTATGCCTCTTTGGGGCGGCTTCGACGGCCTTGACGTTAAGTCTCTTGACCCCTTTTCAACCCGTCACATAGGGACCACTGATAAGGGAAGCTATGAGTATTATTCAATCAGGAAAGCGATTGATACATGTGCCGACTCTGAAGTTGTTGAGTGTAATCTTATGGCAGTGCCGGGTGTTACGAGCAACGGCATTAACCAGCATATCGTGAACGTTGCTGAAAACCGTGCTGACTGCTTGGCAGTATTAGATATCGCTGGCGGCTACCAGCCACGGGCAGGTAGGGTTGCGACTGCGGCGTTTAGCACTTATGGCGGCACTGTTGATGCAACTTTGACTAATCTTAAGGACCTTGGTATTAATTCAAGTTACGCTTGCACATATTATCCGTGGGTTCAGATTCGTGACACGGCCCAAGATGCGGTGGTCTGGGTGCCACCATCCGTGGTTGCTATTGGTACGATGGGAAGTTCCGAGACTAAATCTGAAGTGTGGTTCGCACCTGCTGGTTTTACCAGAGGTGGGCTGACCGAGGGTTCGGCGGGTATGCCGGTTGTTGGTGTGCGCGACAGGTTGACTTCTAAGCAGAGAGATGAGCTTTATCAGCAGAATGTTAATCCGATTGCAACGTTTCCAGCGGAAGGTATTGTAATTTTTGGTCAGAAGACCATGCAGGTTACAGCGTCCGCGCTTGATAGAATTAATGTTCGTCGTTTGATGATTTTCGTTAAGAAGGAAATCTCAAGAATGGCAGCAACCACTTTATTTGACCAGAACGTACCGGTTACCTGGAATCGCTTCTTGAGTCGTGTAGAGCCATTTCTTCGCAGCGTGCGTACTCGTCTGGGCTTGCAATCTTTCAAGGTTATCCTAGACGAGACGACTACAACGCCAGAGCTTATGGACCGCAACATCATGTACGCAAAAATCTTGATGAAACCGGCAAGAGCTATTGAGTATATTGCGATTGATTTCGTGATTACCGATAGCGGAGCTTCATTCGAGGATTAATAAAAAAAGTTAGGGGCAAATTAATACGCCCCTAACTATTTAATAATAGCCGCATATGGTTTAAGGAGAATTAAGAAAATGGCATTTTGGTCAGACCGAACAACAGAGCCGAAAAGGGCTTATAGATGGGTTTTATATATGGGGGGAATCCCTCAGTGGATATGTAAGAAGGTTTCAAAGCCGAGTTTCACAATTTCTGAAACGGAACATACTTATTTAAATCATAAGTTCTGGTATCCCGGTCGCGTAGAATGGAACACTGTTTCTGTGACGCTAGCGGATCCTGTTAGCCCTGATGCCGCCGAAACCATGATGGCAGTTATTGATGCCTCTGGCTATAAACTTCCTTCAGACCCGAATCAAATTCAATCTATGTCTAAGAAGAAGGCGATTGATGCCCTTGGTCGTGTTGCGATTCAGCAGATTGGACCTGAAGGCAAAGAGATTGAAGAGTGGGTGCTTGTTAATCCGTGGGTTAAAGATGTTAAATTTGGAGAGCTTGATTATACGTCAGACGACATGGTTGATATTGAACTTGAGATTCGTTATGACTATGCTATCTTGAATAAGATTGAGGATGGCAAATACAAGAATGCCGCCGCGATGGGTGCAGTGGGTGACTCTGACGCCATCGGGAATGTTGGGTAAAAAAGTAAAAAAAGGCTTAACAAATCTTTTATAATCTTCTATTCTATACTATAGAAACTTTTTGCTTTAACGAGGTGATTGATGGCAAATAGAAACAATGAGGACCGCACAGGCGAACGTCGTGCGGCGGGCGCTAACGCCCCTCCTCAAACGATATCTCCTATGATACCGTCTAGTGAAACAACTGGGCCAGCAGGCAGGCCACTTGATTTTACTTGCCCGACAGAATTCGTAGACATCCCCTCCAAAGGGCGGTTTTATCCAAAAGACCACCCACTTCATAATAAGGATAGTCTTGAAATTCGTTTTATGACTGCGAAGGATGAAGACATCCTTACGTCAAAATCTTTACTGAAGAAGGGTGTCGCTATTGACAGGTTTTTGCAGAATATTATTGTTGATAAGAGTATTGAACTTTCATCCCTTATCGTGGGCGACAAGAATGCGATTGTTGTTGCCTCTCGTATCACTGGTTATGGTGCAGATTACGGCACGAAGGTAACATGTCCCGCTTGCGGTGCATCTCAAGACTATTCATTTGATTTAGAATTGGGCAAGGTTAGTGAGGGCGGGACCGAAGGATTAAAAGACAATCCTGAAATGGCGGCTGCTGTTGATTCAACTGATAACAATACGTGGGTTATTGATTGTCCCAAAAGCAAGGCAATAGTTGAAATGAAACTTCTAACTGGGGTTGATGAGAAACATATGCTCAAATCTCAGGCTATGAAAAAGAAGAATAAACTTCCTGAAGCGCTTCTCACTGATCAGTTGCGACAAACAATTGTATCGGTCAATGGGGATTCTAGTAAACTTAATATTAATAGGTTTATTGATGTTATGCCTGCGTTAGATTCACGATATGTGCGTAGCATTTATGAAAAGCTAATGCCGAATGTTGATTTGACTCAGGAATTTGAATGCCACTCTTGCGGCTTTGAGCAAGAGATGGAGGTGCCTTTTACTACGGACTTTTTTTGGCCTAAGCAATAATTATATCGAATCTGTTTACGAGCAGTTTTTTCTTCTTAAGTATCATGGCGGGTGGAGTTTCATTGAGGCTTATAACTTGCCGGTGAAAATCCGAAATTGGTTTGTGGACCGTCTCGCGAGACAATTTGAAGAAGAGAAGCAAGAGATGGAGAAGGCAAAGGCAAACTCAAAGTCTAAATCGGGCGGTTCAAGACCAAGTATGCCTTCCGGTCGTAAGCGATAAGATTTAAATTATAAGTATAAAGGGGTTCCATTCGTGGAGCCCTTTTTTATTATGCGAGAACTATTTATAGTGAGTTATTATACCCAAAAGGAGATGAGCTGATGGATAACAACGAACAAGGGGACTTGACCCCGATTGTCATTGACTTGGATGCCTTAAAAAGTGGTAAGATAGATGAGTTTAATGTATTGCAGCAGATGGGTAGCGCCGTTAAATTAATTATGCGTCAGATGTTTGGTGGCTCGGCAATCCCTGTATCAGTGAGGGGAAGTCGCAGCGATGTTAAGTCTTTTGCCAAAACAGTCGGTAGAGAAAAGAGATATATGAGCGCATATAAAAAGTTTGGCTTGAACGACCCGCGAACCTATAAGAGCAAGTTTAAATTAAATAAGTCTGTACGCGACTTTGAACGCAAAACCAAATTAAAGTGGCCTTTTAAATAAGGATTATGGAAACTTTCTAAATGGCTGATAATGGATTCCGCACCCCAGCAGAAATAGAAGCTGAAATCGCTGCCGAAAATAAGCGTTTGGATCTTCTTGGTGAACTTACCAATGAAGCTGAACGCACTTATGCCATAGAGCAGAAGCGAGCTGATTTGGCTAGAGAGCAGCGGGAACATATTGCATATGTTAAAGCCAACTTTCACGAATTAAATGACATAAAACAAAAAGAAATCTTCTATGCGGAAGAGGCGTTAAAAAAGGCTAAAGCGAATACAGATATCACTCGCGCTCAACTGGCCGAATTGAAAGAGGGCCTTGAAGTTCTCTATGAACAACAAGACGCCCTTTTTGAAGTAAACAGCAACGCTGAAACGCTACTTGGGACTTATAGCAAGATTGAAGAGGAGGCAGGAAAAGCTGCTGATGAGCTTAGAGAAGCTGTAGAATCAGCAGCGGGCTTGGGTGAGGCTGTTAAGGATGCTGCGTCTGCCTTAACTGGCATAGGCCCCATGTGGCGAAAGAGCGCGATGGGCGCATTTGTTTCAGCTGGTCAGACAAAGGGCTGGGCAGCTGCCATGTCCGAGGTAGGTGAGAACCTAGCTAAAACCCTCTCACCAATGAATATAGCTGGGTCACTTATGGCTGGTGTTGTTCAGCAAACCATGTTTATGGTCGGAGCAATTGACAGCGCTCGCTCTGGTTTTAATAAGGCTACGGGAGCTGGTGGCGCATATAATGACGTTCTTATGGAGGGTTATGAATCTAACCGGCAGCTTGGCGTTGATATCGGAGAAATGAGTGAAGCCATTCAAGGCTTAATGGGGAGTATGGCTGGCTTTGGTCAGATGGGTAAAGCAGCCAAGAAAGAATATGCAGGGATGGCAGCTGTACTGCAAGAGGTTGGCGTTAACGCAGGAACTTCCGGTGAGTTATTTTCAAATGCTTCAAAGATAATGGGCAAGAACGCTCAGCAAACTAAGGCATTAGTGGGCGAGTTTAAAGGCTTGGCGAAAACACTAGGGACATCACTTGGTCCGTTGATGGATGAGTTTAATGCGTCAATGAGCGACTTAGCTGTGTATGGTGATCAGGCACCAGAAATATTTAAACGCTTGAAAGGTGCGTCAGAGGCACTCGGGATTTCAGTTGGCAGTCTGGTCGGTACAATGAAGGAACTTGATACCATTGAGGGTGCAGCTGCACGCGCCGGTCAATTAAACGCAGCGCTGCAAGGCCAATTTTTAGACACTAATGAATTATTAAATGCCAGTGTTGAAGATCGTATTATACTGACTCGCAAAGCTCTAGAAGACTCTGGAAAAGAATGGAAGTCAATGGGCCGCGCAGAAAGACAAATGGTTGCAAATGCTGCTGGCTTTTCTGATATGGCTGAAGCGGCCAAATTTATGAGTAAATCTACTGCTGAGTTGGAGCAGGCGATGAACAAGGCTGGTAAGGCATCAAGTAGCTGGCTTGAAGTCAGAGATTCAGCAGCGGCAGCACAATCAGTGAAAGATAAGCTAGCTGCTACGATGGCGAACTTGGCTGTTCTTGCAGAGCCGCTTGTGGAATTGTTACATCTGCTTGCCGAGGGTCTGGCATATGTTATAGGCAGGCCGTTTGGCAAGTGGGCTACGATAGCTGCGGCAGGGATGTATCTGATTGGCTCTGGGGCGCTGACAGCAGCAGGGGCTATGGCTGGGGCATTCTTCTCTGCCATCTGGGCTGGTATATCTGCGATTGGTGTGCTTATCTTAAAGATGGGTATCTGGATCGCATCGAAAATAGTGAACCTCGGTTGGACGTGGGCACAAATTTCCGCAATGTTTGTACAAGAAAAGGCGACAAAGGGAGTTACCGAGGCCATTGAAGACCAGGCAGACGCCCAGAAAGAGGTGTCCAGCACGGGCAGTGGTTTTATTAGTTTTCTTAAAGCGCTTCTTGAAGTTGCTAACGATAACTGGAAGGGGCTACTTGCCCTTGGCGCAGCCTTTTTGATGGTTGGTATTGGGGTGGGCCTTGCCGCTTTTGGTTTAAGCTTTTTTGTGAAGGCGTTTGCCGGTATGTCGCCTGCACAAATTTTGGCTATCTCTGTGGCTTTGGCTGTATTTGGTGCCACGATGGTCACGATGGCTTGGGTTTTGGCGGCAGCTGCGCCTGGTTTGACGGCAGCTGCGTGGGGGCTATTGGCTTTCGGCGCGGCGATGATGATGATGGGACTTGCGATGATATTGGCAGCAGGCGGGTTTGCGATATTTATAGCTGCGTTACTAACGTTAGTTCCTCACATACCTTCCCTTTTCCTGGCTGCTCTCAGTTTGGGGTCACTTGCACTAGCGGGGATGCTTATGCTGCCTAGCGGGATTATGGCTATGATTGGATTGTTCATGCTTGCCGTTGGGTTGGGCGCGTTGGCTATATCTTTGGCGCTCATTAAGACAGATGATTTGCAAGCGCTTGGCGTGATGATGATGGGGCTAAGCATGATCGACTTAGCAGCGTTAAGGCACGCACCAGCGGCGGTCGAAGATTTACTGGACGCACTTGAAGACGCCAACGAAACATTGGCTGGCGCTTTGATAACGTTTTCTATATTAGGGTCAGCGTTTATGTCTTTTGGGTTGGGCGCTCTTATGGCTTCAATATTTTTGCAGCTGCTCGTTTCTCCACTAGCTAGCTTGGCTGAGCATGGTCCCGTTGCAGCAACGGCATTGGCTGCAATTGCCAGTGCGGGTACGATGTTCGTTCCAATTGTTGGGGTATTTGCAACGGTGGGCGCGTCCCTTATCACCCTGGGGTATGGAGCTTTTCTAGCTACAGCATTTTTGCAGCTGCTTATTCCTCCACTGTTTGCAGTTGGTCTGGGAGTTATAATATTGACCTTTGCTATAACAGCATTGAACGCAACGTTGCCAATATTCTTTTCTTTCTTGCCCCAGTGGTGGGAGATATTATTCATATTTACGGCGCTAGTCCCACTGATTGTAATGTTAACCGGTGCTATTTTGATTATGGCGATGTTTGGTATGCTTGCTGCGGTTGGTTTATGGTGGATTTCTTGGGGTTTGTTAAGCGTTGGTCACGCGCTATGGGCTCTGCCGCTGTTCACGCTAGTTGCCTTTGCTGGTTTTCTTG